TCTGGAGTGAGGCGACCCAAGGTCTTCAGGAATTTAGCGGGACCACCTTTACCCGATAAATGCACATTAATCTTAAATCCGTGATCATGCCATTCACGACCATAACCCATCCAACGAGCCATATCTGCATGATACTCAAACTCTAAGATACTGCGTTCTACAATTTCATCACTCTCACTAGCCAGCACACAAAACTGTCCAGGGTGGAAACTGAGTCGCACACCGAGACGTCTTGCGGTTTCACCTATGGGTGCAAATATCTTTGCACAGTGATCTTGTATTTCTTGACGTTGCCACCAAGCAATCCAGTTGGGTTCAGTGTAACCCTGTAGCATTTCACTGCCCAGGCGCACCATACGTCTGCTTTCGGGCAGGGTAGCCACACGCTCGATCATCTTCACAGCCGCTGATGTATTGTGATTCATGATGTCCCACTGACGTTGTTCAGCCTCATCCTTGTGTTCGCGAAGCCACCTCATAGTAGTTGATCTGCCGTTTAGGTCACGGTCCACAGCATTGACTTTCATGCCCCCTGTTTCTGAGGGGTCATTGAGCCATTTACAGCAAAATCCGATGCGAGCAGTCATAAATCATTTGGTTGTGTTAAACATGAGTAATTGTAACACATTTTTCATTCGATCGCAAGTGATATTTTCTTGGTCCGCAAACGGTTTGGCCAATTCGGTTGAATGATCAATCATGACCCATTGCTGTTTTGGGTGATCTCGTACCACCTGGGCAGCCAAACCCAAATAGTTGGTTCGGGATTCAGTTGGGTTTTTTGGTTCAGTAAAATCAAATCCTACCATAAGGATCACATCTGCGGCACTGGCCACTAGATGCATGCCCACTACATCATCATAGGAATCAACTGCATGAACAAATTCTCCGCCAAACGCCCGTACACCTTCTGGTTTGTTCAATTCGTCATAAATCGACTGATGTACGAACAAGTTACAGATGGCACTGTAACCTTGTGCAACCAATTGCGTGGCTTGTGCAGGATCCCAACAGATCACGTTGTCTGTTTGGTAACCACGTTGTGTGCGCCAGGAACCCCATATGGGTGCCACATTCTTTATGGCCTGCACATCTGTGGCAGGAGGTAGCAGGGTGTTTTCAGCAAACAACCATGCTATGTTCATGACTCACGATGTAGATCTAGTGTGACACAATGGAAGCCGCCACCTAGTGTACGACTATGACGTAACTCCAATGGTATGACTTCAAATCTGTAACTTTGTAAAGTCTTGATCAATTCAATTTGATTCTTGTCACAAATAACAGTGTGGGGGTCAACTACCAACATATTCATGCCTATCCATTTTGATGCATAAGGATATTTATAGAAGTTCTGTGCTACCACATCCGTGACCCAGATCTTGTGCCAGCCATCAAACACTCGCGGTACATTATCAAACGTCACACGGCTAGCATTCAGCATGACCAAGCCTTCACGTAGCGGCACAATAGTTGAATCAATATGTACACCTGCATAAAAATTACACAATTCAATCTCTACTTCAGGAAATTGTGTACGCAACCATTCGTAGGCGGCACGATTGCCCGATGCTGATTCCAAGAACAACATACGGTCGCCCAGTCTGCATACATTGGCTGCATCTAGTACAAGTCCTTGATCACGTGGCATGTGAACAACGTCAGCATCTTGGATTAGGTCATGATAGCATTGTAATTCCATGTCTCTACAAGGATACATCATGGTAGTATCAATCACAGTTGATCCATGCACAAGGAGTCTGTCACGTGGGCAATAGTTATACATGCCATCGTGAACTTGAAAGTTGAGTGGATCCGGACGAACTACCTCTACGCCCAGACTCATCAGGGTGGTTGATAATCTATCTAAATCTTCATTAGTTTCTTCAATTATGCGTTGTGGTACAGGTCCGCGTGGTACAGGCGATTCTTTCCAGGTTGTTTTTTCACCTTCTTTGGAGAATACAGGATCATTTACAGGCCAGTTAGCGTGGGTGGCCGATCCTACCACAATCTTCTTCAATGGACTCCATTCGTCGACGCTTGATATCATAAGGTTCCTGTGAGTTGTAATGTATAACGATCAGTTCGGCCCATGTTGGCAGCCAAGTGAGGAAAATCATCATGCCATGATACCCAATCTCCGGCACGCCATCCCGTAATGGGTCGACCAGCCAGTTCACAGTAGTGGCCACTGGCCCAATCTTCTAGATACACAATAACACGTACCACAGTGGCAGTGTCTGGTACAGCATATATTTCCTTGAATCGGTTATAGGTGTCGCTGTGCATGGGCAACACGCAACCCGGAGTCATGCGATACACACTCCAACTTAGATTTTGAAACGGAAAAATATCTGTAAACTTGCGCATCCATTCCGGTTCGGGCATGCGCATGTCATACATATCTCCTGTGAATTTTTTCTGGGTGTAGCCCAGGCCACGCCATTCACTGAGACTCACAGGATCATTGAATGCTTCATTAAAATAAGCCAATTCACGATGACGCAAATCCCACCAAGGCTCAACATGTCCCTGGGCCCAGGTATTATTTGTTGCGGGTGTTGCCATAATGGACCACAGTCAGTCCTTCAATGTCAGGAAGTTTACGCCATGGATCAACCACTACTGAGCCTCGTGGAATAGCACAGTAAGGCAGTGTGTCAGGCTGATCACCGGTGTACTCATATGTAATTTTGCGATTGTGTGCCCATAGTATCACAGCAGGACCTGCTAGTTCTGTAATAACTTCTGCAGGATCATCAGCCAGGGGGTCAAGATATCTTACGCCAAATCCTGCTTCTTTTACATAGTGTCCAACTAGGGTTGAGTACGATCCAATACAATATTCAACATCAGGCTTGTAGGCCTTGCCATGAATCACAATGCTCATGCCGTGTTGTTTGGCCTGTTCAACCAGGAACATGGCAAGATTCTTTGCTTGTATTTCACGAGCATGCATAACTGTGTCAAACAAGTCATAGCCAATGTCATATTCCTTGGCCAACCAACGAAGCGCAATGTTGTCACGTGGATGACAAGCACCAGCATCGCCCATACCTGCGGTCATGTATTTTGGTCCCATAATACGCATGGTGCTTCGTGCCAGAGCGTTTGTGACCACATCAACGTCAATGTTGCCAATACGTAGTGCAAAGTCTTGTACCATGTTGACCAGGCCGACCTTGGCTGAGATGAATGTGTTGTAGAAAATTTTGATTGATTCGCACTCGTCCCATGTGCCAATTTCGTAGCGTGGGTTGTTTTGCATCACTGTGTCGTATAAGTCTTTGAGTTCGCCAGCAATACCATTCCAGGCGCCGTCTTCTGTACCAATCATGATCATTTCGGGATTAACCATGTCCCACTTGACCGAGCCCATGGCAATCAGATAAGGGTTGTACAAAAACTGATGTTGTTTGTCCAAGAGTGGAAAGAACTTGCGACGTGTGGTTCCGGGCAATACGGTGGAGATCAGCACAACTTTTTTGGGTGATCGAGCATGAGTGTTGACCTTGTGGATAGCATCAATTACAGCGTCGTGCCCAAAGTCCCGGGGCTCCATGTGACTTGACGGTACTGAGCCATCGTAGCCTTCTGCATGTGGAGTTGGTACAGCAATAAAAATCCATTCACTTTCATTGACCAATTCATCAATGTCACAAACTTTTACCGAGTCGCTCTCACGTGGGTAAATATCATAGCCTCTGACTTCGTGCTTCTCTGCCATGACTTCTGCGCAATCAAGACCCAATTTACCAATTCCGACGAATCCAATCTTTTTCATATGAGTGTTCCTTTAGATAATCTATATCACTGGGTAGAAGGCCTGTTGCCTGGCCCAGCAGTTTTATATGTATTCCAGCCGCACGGCAGTAAAAATATTTCAGATCTAGATTGGCCAAGAGATTATGACCGTGACACTGTTTGGCAGTATCCAGGTGTAATTTTACACGATCAAGAACCACTGGATTGGGATCTTTACAATTCTCCCTCGCTGTATCTTGATTCGGAAAGTTGGAAGGTGCCTTGGAAATACTGGAACAACTCATCAGTTCAGGAGGCTGGACTGCAATATTCTGCTAATTTTAATCTAAAATCCATAGTTATCGCGCGAGGGTCACACTACGACAAGGCAATTATAATTCATTCAGAGAGAAATTCCAATGACCTAGCACAGTATCAACAAAATGAATTCTGTGATGTGTACTACTGGGCTCATGCTGTCATTGCCAGAGATTGGTATAGATTTGCTGAACACGACACCAGACTCAATGTCAAGCAAACCCCAAAGAATAAATTTTTAATCTACTGTAGAGATTGGAGTCATCGCCGAGAATATCGATTGAAATTTTCAGAGATGCTGGTAGAAAATGGTCTTGATCGTGATAGTCAAACCAGCATCATGCATACCAACAGTGAACAGGTGCATTTCCTACAGCATGAATTTCAAAATCCCGAATTCAAACTTTCACGTCCAGAATTGATTTCTAAAATTCCTTCCAATGAATATTCCGGCACAGCAAGTGCAGATTATGCATACACTGATTTTATTTCAACTCAGGTCAGTGTGATATTAGAAACGTTATTTGATGGTAGTAGAATTCATCTAACTGAGAAAACGCTTAGACCCATTGCTTGTGGGCACCCATTTATTTTGGCCGCCGGCCCGGGCGCACTGGAATACCTTAGAAGTTATGGATTTAAAACATTTGCGCCCTGGATTGATGAATCTTACGACTCAGAATCCAACAGTCTCAACAGGCTAGAAAAAATTATACTGGCCATGCAACAAATACAATGTTTGCAAGGGCAGGAATTAAAAATTTTTTTACAAGGTACAAAGCATGTTGCAGAGTTCAACAAAAAACATTTTTTTAGTCAGGAGTTTTTTGACTTGGTTGAATGTGAATTAAAAAACAATTTGCAAGTGGCTTACCAGCAGGTCAAAAAGTCGCAGGGTCAACACTATCTAAAATTCTTACAGATTGTAAAAAAACAAAAACTTTCACATCGTATATATCAACGTCAAGAAAAAACCCAATTTGTCAGACAACTTCGACAGTCTTATCCACGCGACCAGTCCAATCCTTCGGAAGATCTGCCTGTTTGAATTTCATTATGCGTTGAAGCAATTCACCATAAAAACTATCTAACTCTCCACCCCATTTACCGATCAAGTGTGCAATAGCATCTTCGCAATAACGCCAGTTGCGTTTTCTGTATTCTGCCATGAGAGTTGAATGCGACTCCTTGAGACTTTCAATTGCCGGCATTTCTTGGACAGGTATTGTTTCTACCAAACAATATGCAGTTACTACTTCATTAGTTGGTTGTAGTAAAAATGTATCCAACTCAAGCACAGTGTAACGTTCTTCAAGTGATTTTACCGATTCTAATCCAAATATTATGTTCATTGCATTTCCTTTTAAATATGTATCATGACAATGACATTTGATTTAATTTCCGACCTGCATTTGGAAACCTGGAATGAAGACTTAAACTTCTCTGGACAGGCTACTAGTCCTGTGTGCGTAGTGGCTGGAGATGTTGCTAGAGATCACACCCTGGTCAAAAAGTTCTTAAAGCACCTTTCTGAATGTTACGCCGCAGTATTTTATATAGATGGCAATGACGAGCACCGTTTTCAACTGGGTGATCTAGGTGCCAGTTACTCAAAATTAAATCAAGCCATACGTAGGATTCCGCGAGTGACTTATCTGCAAGACAATGTTGTTGTGATTGACGGTGTGGCTATACTAGGGACCAACGGTTGGTGGGGATTTGATCTAGATGAAAGCATCGATTCTGAAGGATCCAAACAGTGGATGAAGGATCGTTACGAAGCACGACACCCAGAAGTTGTAGTCGATACGCAAATGATACATGATGCCAGCAGAACAGATGCGGCCTATTTGGTCAGTAGTACACAAAGATTACAAACCCACCAGGATGTTAAAAAGATTGTGATTGTAACACACTCTGTGCCTGCCGCAGAACTAATTCAGCATGACATAGATTTATCAGGCAAATATAATTTCAATTGCATGGGCAACAGACTCATGCGTCTAGTTCACACCAATGACACCGAACACAAAATACACACCTGGTGTTTTGGACACTATCACGGTACTGTTGACCGAATGTTAAATGGCATACGTTATGTCAACAACTGCCGTGGTCGTGGGAATACTACACACCGCAACCATGTGTATTATCCCAAGCGTATTGAAATTAATTGGTAACGTCAGGCTCGATTCTGATCTGAAGAGGGAAGTTTTGTGCTCTGGCACTTAGAGTAACTTCTCCACCTTTTTGTTCAGCAATCTCGAATGGCAACACTGCCACTGTGGCAGCGCCTGCGTCATGTATGTCCACAGTGATTTGTGCGGCTGTTTCTTCAGTATAGCCAAAGAATTCTATCAAGGTTTCCACAACAAATTCCATTGTGGTTGTGTTGTCGTTGAGATAAATCACCCGATACAGACTTGGTTCTTTGATGGCGTTTTTTGTTCTTGTTGCTACAATAGTTTCTGCTTGCGACATTTCTTATCCTTGTTCATTCAGTAGCGGGACCGCCCCGCTACTGTATTTACACTATTATATTAGGAATTATATGCAATAGCAATAGTCTTTGGCTTGGCTTCTTCTGGAACCTCACGCTCAAGGTCTACTGCTAAAATACCATCCTTAATAGCGGCACTTTTGACCTCCACATGTTCCGCAAGGGTAAATGTGTGTTTGAAGTCTCGGCTGGAAATGCCACGATGTAGATATTCGTAGTTTTCATCTTCCGCACGTTTGCGAGCACCTGTGATAGTGAGCAAGCGTTTCTCTAGTGCAATGTCAATTTCACCTTCTGCAAAACCGGCCACAGCGACTTCAATGGTGACTGTGTCGTCACCAGTCTTGATCACATTGTGTGGGGGGTAATTTGAATTGCTCTGCAGATTGCTCACACGCATTAGGTCGTCAAACAGGTGGTCAAAACCAATACCAAATTTGTGCAGTTGAGGAACGTCGAAAGAACGTAGAGTGAGAGTTTTAGAATTTGTCATGTTTTTCTCCTTTTTAAGCGATTTATGACTTTGTAAAGCCTGCGTATCAGCACTTTACAAGAGTATTTATTATACTACAAGAAGAGATAATAACAAAATATTTTGGTAAATAAAAGTGTAGTTCACGGGCGTCCACTCCCTAACTACTCTAATGCTAAAAGGAGCACCAGCATGCCTATTTACCTATACGTCAAGACTCACAACAAGACTGGGTTAAAATATTTAGGAAAAACTATATCCTCGAACCCGCACAAATATAAAGGGTCAGGCACCTATTGGCTATCACATATTAGAAAACACGGCAATGATGTTTCTACTGAAATTATTAAAGAGTGTTTAACCATTGATGAGATTTTTACCTGGGGAATTTATTACAGCAATCTATGGAACATAGTAGAATCTAATACCTGGGCAAATTTAAAACCAGAATCTGGCGACGGTGGAAGTGTAAGTGGCCGAAGACAACCTCAAACATTAGAAACAAAACTAAAAATTTCTGCGTCTATGAAAGGCAGGCCTGCCCAAAATAAAGGAAAAAAACAAAAACATAAAATTAGGATCGATAATCCTAAGTTAGGAATTGTTGATAGTAAATTAAAAGGTAGAGTAAGGCCAAAACTACAATGCCCGCATTGCGGAAAACTAATTGACGAAGCAAATTATCACAGATACCACGGAGATAAGTGCAAGTCTCTATAGCACATCATCAATTTGTGTCAACTTTCATTGGCTCAATCAAACGGTATTGTATCCAACTGTATTTTTGATTCCAACTTTTTGGATTCCATGTGAGTGCAAACAAAATATAGTTACGTTCGTCCTCAAATGCCAATCTATGTTTGTATTTTATTGTTTTTTGTGTTGAAGGTACAGGGTGTTTTTCCAACCAGTCATGTATTTCGTCACGTATCACACTAAGTGCATAGTAGGTGGCTTGACTGTCTTGATCATTAGTTGGCAGTTGAAATTCAATAAACATCAGTAGAGTTTTTGAGGCAGTTGTTGATCTGCTAGTTTTTTGCGCCAACGATTCTTGGCGGCAGACTTTTTGCGTTTGCGTTCAGTGGTGGGTTTTTCGTAAAACTCGCGGTCACGGAGATCGTTTATCAAGTTGGATTCTGCAATTTTCTTTTTGAACTTGCGTAGAGCACGTTCAACATTGCCATCTGTTACCAATACTGATCTTCCGTGTAGTTTCAATTTGTGCCTTCTAGTGCTATAGGAATATTTACCAAGTTGGGTCCAATTTCCACGCACTTAATACCCATACCGGGGTAGCGTTTGAGGTTGTACATGTGCGGCATCAACACACGTTCTAGTTCACTATGCAAGCCGCGAGCACCTGTCTTGCTGGACAAAGTACGTTCGGCAATGGTATCTAGTGCTAGATCAGTAAACTGCAATTCTACACCATCTTCAGCAAACAACCATTTGTATTGTTCAACAAAGTTGTTTTTTACTCCAGTGAGAATGTGTACTAGATCTTGCTTAGACAGTTCTTGTAAACTTACCCAGTTAGGAAAACGTCCCACAAATTCTGGAATCATGCCATACTTGACCAGATCGTCGGGTGTGGTAAGAGAGAGATTGGCATCTGTATTGCTTTCAACCTGCGCACCAAATCCAATGCTTGTGCCTTGCACACGATTTTTAACAATCGAATCCAGGCCCACAAATGCACCGCCGGCAATAAACAAAATATTCTTGGTATCAATTTCAATCATGTCACCTGACGGATGCTTGCGACCACCACCAGCAGGCACGCGACACACAGTACCTTCTACCATTTTGAGCAAGGCTTGTTGAACGCCTTCTCCGCTTACATCTCGAGTGATACTGGCACTCTCACCTTTGCGAGCAATCTTGTCAATCTCATCTACAAAGATAATACCACGTTGTGTTCGGTCGATATCGCCATTGGCAGCAGTATACAATCTTGTGATGAGACTTTCTACATCATCGCCCACGTAGCCTGCTTCGGTGATACTGGTAGCATCAGCAATGGCAAATGGCACATCAAGATAACGTGCCACTGACTTGGCCAACAAGGTCTTGCCTGAACCTGTAGGTCCCAACATAAGCACATTGGCTTTTTCTAGTTCAGGTTCATTTGTGGTTTTGTTGATACGTTTGTAGTGATTTACAATGGCCACACTCAACATGATCTTGGCCGAGTCTTGCCCAATCACGTAC